CAAGCGCCATGAAGTCACCGGACGTTGACGACGCCGCTGAGCCAAGGTTCTTAGTGCTAGACGTTGCCGTGTCAGCTTCCCGATAGTATTGCTTGAGGTTGTTGAGCGCCTTTTCAATCGCAGCGTTGTTCTCATCCTGACCTTTCTTGTAACGGGCCTGTGCTTGCTCAGCCGTCTCAAGCTTTTCGCCAAGCTGATTATATGCACCGCTCAGCTTCTCAAGCCGCTTCGCGTATTCCTCAGCACCCTTGGCAGCATCCTCAGAAGCCTTGGCATTAGCCGTGATATTCTCAAGCGCTTTTTCAGCACTGCCCTTGACGCCATCAAACGACTTGCTCAGCTCGCCATTGGCCTTCGCAAGCTCCATCGCCTTCACGGCAGCTTCGCCCGTGCCATTGCCAAGAGCTGCAAGAGCCGGTGTGGTGCCGTTGAGTGCGTTGACGATGCTGGCAAGCTCAGCGTTGGTTAGCTGAGTTGCGTCTTTCAGCGTCGTCACTTGCGTTGCGGCTGTTGTCGAGGCAGCGCCGGCAGCTTGGACAGCAACAGGAACGCGGTTGGCGTTCATGCTGACTTCCAAGAACTTGCTTGAAGCCCCGTCAATTGCCTGGGTCACAGTTGCGAACCCCGGCAGCGCGGCGGTTGACGCCTGGGTCACAGTGCCAAAGCTGCCGGCTGCCTGAGTGCCAGCACCGGACAGGCTTTCAAAACCGCTCTTGACGGTCAGGATGCCGTTGGCTGAGGTCGTCAGGCTGTTGGCGGTTGTGGTCGCAGACGTGCCCACACTAGAGACCGCAACCGCCGCTGCCGGTGCTGAGGTCGCAAGCGCCTGATGCTCAGCCGTGACCTTTGCAAGAGCTTGACCAACTCGCGTCTGTGCATCAATGCCTTCAAAGATGCTCTTGTTAAGAGTAGCCTGAGCCGGGACAGCCGCCGTCTTTGCTGCCGTGTTGGCAGTCGTGGCAGTCTTCTCAGCGTTGGTCAGCTCAATGCTTCTGTTGACCGCTGCCGCCTGAGACACGAGGCCAGCGACAAAGCCGGGTGATGCGGCAGCCGCCGCGACCGTAGCTGACGTGTTTGAGGTCTGAGCGGCGGCAGCGGCCACGTTGGCGTTGCCGTTCGCCTGGGTCGCCACCGTGGCCGCGTTTGCAGCGGCAGGGACGCCGCTCAGGGCAGCCGTGAGGCCAAGAGCCTTCGCCACGCCCAAGGCCAGCCCTTGCGCCCCCGCGCCGGCCTTCCCGGCAAGCTCAGTGAAGCTCTGGCCCGACAGCTTCACAGCCGCCGTGAATGCCGCGATTGCAACGAGGGTGCCGGCCAAGATCAGCGGGTTGCTCAGCATGGCAATGGTTGCCGTCCCGACAGCACCGGCCAACGTGACAAAGCCCGTGGCGATACCGCTCAGAGCACCAATAGCCGAAGCAAAAGCACCCGCGCCAAGGATGCCGACAAAGGCCAGCATGAGCGGGGCGACAATGTTAAGGTTATTGGCAATGACGCCAATTCCCTTAGCAAGCAACTGAGTTACGCCGAATGCTTCGTTGTTCTGACCAATGAACTTGAGGAACGCATTGTCGAGCCGCTGCATTGCCTTGCTGACCGTATCAGGAAGACCGGCCGCAAGCGTGGCAATATCCGGCGCGACTTTCTTGAGCGCGTCAGTGATCGCATTGCCGGTCAGCTTGCCCTCTTCGGCCATCTTGCGCAGCTCGCCGGTTGTGATCGCACCGGAAGTGCCGATGCCGGCAGCAATTGCCTTGGCGAGACCGGGGATATTCTCAAGCACCGAGTTGAATTCGTCACCGCGAAGAGCGCCGGAAGACAAGCCCTGATTAAACTGCCGCAAGCCGTTCTCAGCCTCTTCGGCCGTGGCCCCTGTCAAAGCAATTGCCTGGGTCACGGTCTCAGTCAGACCGGCAACGTCTTTCTGATTTCCGCCCAATGCCTGAACAGTGCTGGAAAGCTTGCCGTAAAGCTCAGTCGTGCTTGCAAGAGAGGTTGAATTGCGCTGAGCAATCCCGTAAGCTTGTTCAATGATGCCGTTGAGCTTTTGCTGATCAGTCGTGACAAGGCGCAGCTTGCCGCTCATTGAAGTATATTTGTCAGCATAGTCGATAAGCTTAGACACAGACAGAAGGGAGGTCACACCCGCAAGGGCACCGCTCAACCCGCTGAAAGCAGACTTGGCCCCGCCAAGGGCCTTAGTCAGATAATCGTTGTCACCGGCTGACTTTTTAGCAGCATCGCCCTGAGCCTTGACTTCCGTTGACCCTTTGCGGGCACGCAAGCCAAGATCATCAATGCCGGCAGCAAGCTTGTTAACAGCATCAATTAGCTGCTTGGTGCCTGAGCCATCTTCGACAATGGCAACCTCAAGCTTGTCAGACATTATTCAAGCTTCCATCTGATCTTTTGGCGACCAAGAATGGCCCTTGCCCGTGTTACCGCGATTTCAAAGAAACCGCTAGGGGCTTGAGTGCTATGGCCCCGGTTCAGGGCGCCGATATATTCTAGGTTATTGTTCAGATAGATGGGTTCACCCGGCTTGCTGTTCTTGATCAGCTTATCAGCCGTGTTGAAAGCTTGATCGCCACCCCTTGTGGGAAAGCCAATGTTGTTATGTCCCTTGTGCTTGCTTGGCCCGTAGGCTCCCTGAGGAACAGACGTTGTGTCAGGGCTGCCAATAGACGTGATCCAACCGTTGCGAGCCCGGCCGGTGTCAACAGGCGTGTCACCGACTACTTGATTGACGGTCTCTTGTGCTAGGGCTTGTTTCAACAGGTTGTTTTGAGCGGGAATATTGCCTGCGAGGGCTCGCAGTTTCTTCGCCATGCTGTTGGGGGTCATTGACTTTACCCTTTCCTTTGTTGCTCTTGTTGAGCTTTCTGCGCCTAGCTACCTCAAGCGGCACCCAAGCATCATCCAACGCAAAGACAAAGAATAAGAGGTCTTCCATGAAGTCAGCATCATCGTGAAAGGCATTATCCCTTGCCCACACTAGAACCGCTGATTTCTTGATCTTGGGCACAAATTCAGGATGATAATCACGCTCACGGCTCAGCTCATTAAAGCAAAGCATGAAGATCAACAGACCCTCAGGAACCTTCGGCGGATCGTCCCAAGGCGGGGGAATTGGTGCCCCCCGCCGGTCTGCTTCCCTGATGACTTGTGCAGTCATCGGCGCTTTGATTAGATCAAACTCAAGCGCCGCGATTAGTTTCCCGCGACTTCCTCATTGACTGCCTTGACAAAGTTGGCCTGACGGTTGGCCTCATCAACACAGAAGTCCTGAAAGTCAGGATCGCCCTTGAACGCCGCGACACACTCAGCAACAGAGAAAGGAACGCCAAAGTCATCAGCATTCCAATCCGTCACGATGGTCTCGCTGTAAAGCGTGGTCGTGATTTCCCGCTGCTTGTCCTGGGGCACTTGCGAAAGCTCAATACCCTGCTTGCGGTATTTCCGGGTCAGCTCTTCCGAACGCTTGAGAAAAGAGGCATTGGTTGAGCAAGCCCGCTTGACCTTGACGCGAAAGGTCTCGCCGCTGATGGTGGCATATTCCACCCACGCGCCTTCGCGTTCGGCAGTCCGATCAACGGCCGCCGAACGCATCGCCATCTTGTTTCCGGTCATGGTGTCCCCTGAATGATTACTTTGCCGCCTGCTTGGGCAAGTAGTCATAGAACACAATGAGCGCCGTATGGTCAAGCGCTCGATTGTATGACCGGCCGGTTGCGGCCTGAGCGTCAATGTCAACCGTGATCGGCTCATTGATTTCGACGTTCAGACCGTCAGTGCTCAGCGTGATCATGGGAAGATCATAAGCAAAGCCCTTGTAATCCTTCCAAGCCGAGAACAAGAACGAAGCGTCAGCGTTCTCACGAACCGCCTGCAAGCTGTCAACGGTCACAAAGTAGCCGGTGAAGCTGCCGCTAACTTCAAAGAACCCCGGCGTCAGCGCGAAAGCACCAAGGCGAGTGACAGCCTTGTTCTCACTGATGTTGTTGTTGATGCTCAGGTCAAATTCCTGAAACACAGCGAAGACCGGGATCGGAACCGAACCCTCGCCATAAAGCACCATGCTTGCGCGAACAGCATCAACCGTGCTGTTGATTGCGTCAGCTTCCTCAACCGCCTGGAAGACACCGCCAACGTCAACGGCATCGTTCTTGAAGGTCTGATAATCGCGAGCAATATAGGACAGCTCGCAAGTGATCTTGTCTTCCTCAGGGATTGAGATGGTCAGCTCATTGGCAACGCAACCGATGACGCACTCAGACTGAACGGCAGCCGCGTCAAGGTCAACCTTGCCAAGCATACGGCGAAGGGTGCGGCTGTAAGCACGCTGCTTGTCAGCCTTTTCGTTCTTGATCACAGTCCCGAAATAGATGCGAATGGTCTTCGCGCCGGGTGCTTCCGTGATGAAGACAGCATCGGTCTTGTCGAAGGTCAGACCAAGCTCATCAACGTAAAGGACGCGAGCCCATCCCTTGTTCGCCGCGTTGACGAAGTTGTGGGCATCGTCATCGTCACCGATATAGATCACTTCCCCAGGCTGAACGCCAAGAGTGCGGAAATCAATGTCACCGGCAGTCAGAACAGGCAGCTCACCCGTGGCATCAATCTCAGCGTCACCGGCCGCAAACTGATGACCAACCCGGATGATGCGACCGCCCGCGCCTGCGACGGCGAGACCGGCAGCGCTGACCTTGTTGGCAGCACCATTGGCAGTGATCAGCTTGAGGCCGTTGTTGCCACGGATCGAAGAGCCTTCGGCGAAGAGAAGAGCACCGGCCTTGAAGCCGTCACCGCCTGCCGCGACCGAATAGCCGTCAGCAAGAACGCCAGTGATGCGCAGCTCATTTTTCTTGTAAGCAGCGGCAAACAAGAATTCTTCGGCTTCCTCAATGAAGTTGGAAGCGGTCAGGTCAGTCGTGTAGCCTGCGGAAGCCGACAGGCCAACAGTCGTGCCTTTCTTGCGCTGACGGTCTGAGTTGATTGGCTGACGCGCAACAACGTTCAGTTCAGCACCAAAGTCGGAATATTCGTTGGGCTCTTTCTCAACCCAAACAACCGGCTGATTGTTGTTGTCAGTCGCGACCGGCAGCTTGCCGGGAATGATTTCACGGGCCGAATAGAGGCCGGTTGCGTTTGATCCGATGGTTTCAACAAGACGGGCCATGTCTGATCTTCCTTAAGCAGTGCGGCGAAATTCTTCCCATTGGAAGAGCGAGACGGCATCACACTGAGCAAAGCCGTTATTGATGCGACCTTCGCGCGGATAAGGATTGGTGAACAATACCGACCCGCGATGGTCTCTGAGCCTGCCCACAATGAAGGATGCGAGGGCTTGAACCCGCGCGTCATCGGAGGTCATATCACGCCAGATGAAGCATTGCACCGTCAACAGGCCCTTATTGAGCCATCTGCGCCGGCTGATGCTTGTGGCGTCGCTTGAGCCATGCTGAATAGTCACGCGAGCCCAAGTCTTGCGACCCATGCCCGAAGGCACCCCGTCATTGTCAGTCATGGTCAGCACAAGCTCATTGTGCAACTGACCAAGACCGCTGACGTTTGCCGGTGCCTCTTTCCATGCCTTAGTCAGCATGAGAAGCATTTCGTCACGGTTAGAGGCTAAATTCCCGGCCATGTATTAACCTCACAAGTATACATGATGGGATCACTTCCGGTCAGGTCAAGCACGATCAAGTTG